TCAGCATCACCCTGTGCAGTTGCCGGGAAGTTACAAATCACCTTGAAGAGATTTGGTCTTGCTCCACCACCAGCCAGTTTTGCTTTGAAATCATCGATATTAGCCATAATAGTATTCTTTCTCTTTAACTATTTAGTCGATTAACCCTGTCCACCAGCAATTTCAGTGAACTCAACTCCAGTGCGCGTGGCAATGAAGTTCAGGGTAATGAAGTTGATACTACGTGCTGGCTTGATATAGATGTCAGCAACGAAACGATTGGAATCGATGACCTGTCCTGTATTGTTTGTCTCGTCACAAACAACCAAGAAGTCAGTGATACCACGACGACCCTTAACATCACGAAGGAATGGCTCGACCATGTTACGGAACATGGCGCGAGTAAACTCATCGTTCAGTTCAAAGAGTTGATACTTGGAAGCAGTCGCAATTGCCTTTTCAAGAACAATGAACAAACGGCGAACATTGATTCTATCGAAGGCAGAAGGCTTGCTCTGAGCAGTCTTGTCGCCAAAGAGAAGAATACCCTGACCGGGGAAGGAAACAATCGGATTGATTCGCTTCTTGTAGAGGGAATCTCTTTGAGCTTGATTCGGATTGATTTTCAACTTGGCAACATCCAGAAGCTGACCGCGATTGTAACCAGCAGGAGAGAACCAAGGATCATTGGTATCATCAGTGCGAGCACAAAGACCAGCCATGTGACCAGCAGCTTGAATATACTCATACTTGTCAGAATACTTGTTGTAGACGTACACTGGACTTGAATCAAACACAAGATAATTGCTATTAAGATTCAAGGTCTCATCATAGAATTCTTCAACATCGCGAGTAGAGTTTGACGTAACTGGAGGTGAAATGAATCCAACACAATCCTTACGCGTATTACAGATAGTGTTAATTGCTTTAGGGACTGTTGTATCACCATCAACCATTTGTCTTGAAAAGAGAAGGCTCACATCAATAGTCTCTGCATCCTCAAACTTATCGAGACCAGTAACCACACTAGCAACATCAGGAGAAGCATCCTTACCACCCTCAAGACGAAGAATCTCAACAGTGTTATTTGCAACACTTGGAGCAGTAATGGCATATTGGCTAAGGTTGATTCTATGGAACTTGGCAACACGCAATGTGACACCAAAACCATATGTGGATTTCAGTGTCTCGGAGCCGAAGTTAAGCAAATTACCACCGAGAAATTCACTACCACCAATTTGCAAGCGGCTGGTGGTGCTGTAATTGGTCGGATTGATATTTTTCAGGTAACCACCATCATGCTTCACGGAACCATCCATGATTAGATAGACGCCATCCTTGTTATTTTGGGGAATACTAGCCACGGCTGAAGTAGGAGCATTGAACCATGTTTCCAGTGTAAAATTACCGGGCATGGTTGGATAGATAGTAATATTCGAAATACCAGTCTGAAAACTATCGAATGTCAATGTTTCATCTGAATCTTCACCACCCTCAGATCCAAGTTCTTCTGGGATCAGATAAGGCTGTATGTTCGTGAATGGAATACCAGTAACACCGTTTGATGAGAGTTCACCACCAGTGCCTGTTGCTAGAGCAAGGTTCGAATCGCTTGCAGTTCCTTCAGGAATATTGATGTTAACCCACTCAACATAATATGCATCATTATCAAGCTGAGTAACGTCATCAGCGAAGTCATTGATAATGATAACATCATTGGCAGACAGACCATCATTAATGTTGGTAGCCTTGAATGATTTCCATGTTCCAGCAGAGTTTCTGAGGAGCATTTCACCCTGATTGGAGTAGATAGCAGCAGCATGACTTGTGCCACCATCATCATTGTTCCACCAAGGCTGAGATGTGAATGTTGATGCAACACCATGATCAAGATCCTGTGATGCAGGGAAATCATCTTCAGTGACACCACTGTCGATTGTCATCTTCTTATCTGCCAAGGTGCTCAATTCACTATCAATCAGGAAGAACTTGTCAACAACATTAGTTGCAGTTGATGCCATTCCGGGTTGAAAGTTATTGTAGCGGTCTTCGGAGTCTTGAGTGCGGTCAAATGAGTTTACAAAGAACTCAGCATTGCTGATGTAAATCCAATTTGAATCGCGATTGATAACCTCAAGGAAGTAGTTAGTGCTACCATCATCCTTCTTGGCATCCTTTAGTAGAGAAAGACCTCTGTATGATTCAAGGATAGTATTTGCTGTTCCACTGATGCCACCACCTTGGTCAAAGATGACAATGTTAATTTCATCATTAACAGCAGGAGTTGCACCAAGCGTGTCAATTGCCCACTGTGTAGATGTTGGTTTTGGAAACAATCCATTCAAAGGTGCAGCAGCTTCTTGTGGTGAAGTTGCAACTTCATATGTGATGGCAATGTTGTTACCCAAAGAACCGGGAAAACGCGCTGCCCAGTCAAACCCAGCAACTGCATCAATTGGCTCATTTGTTCCTTGACTGTCCCCATCGCCGCCGTTTCCACCAATCTCACTCCTAGTGACAACAGTGGGAAGTGAGAGTGCATCAAACGCATCGTCGTTTTCGATGTATGCGCCAATATCAGCACCGGCTTCATCATCATTGAAGCCAAAAAGAATTTCGTTTCTTTTGTTGACACCATCATTGGTTTGTGCTGCTCTCAACTGAGCCGCATTTCTGGCATTCACCAGATTATTGGACTCTGAGCTTTTGACTGCACGAACCACACGAAGAGCATTTCCGTATTTCAGGAAGGAAGCAGCTTCAAGGTAAGACTTTTGGTTGTTAGTTGTTGGAGGACCGAAAACCTCAACCAACTCTGTCTCGGAAGAGATCAGCGTTGGCTGGTTTACCGGACCCCATGTAAAATCTCCGACGTATCCACCAATAGATGTGGAAACAGCGGGAATAACATTGGTGAGATCGAGTTCATTGACATCGACCCCCGGTGATACTAGGAATCCCATATTTGTTTATCTTTCTCTCTTAGGTTAATTATAAGTGTTTGAATCATTACAAGGTGTTCATGTCATCTATTTATAATTTTTCGTTCTTTCAGAGGTTATGCCATTCCTGTCTCTGTCGAAGCATCTCCTCATACTCATAATTAGTGGTATCTCCTGCTGGAGCAGAGAAAAATCCAGCAGGAACCATGTCATCCTCAATCTCCTTGGAACGATCCGCATAGAGCATGGATTTGAAATCCAATTCCTCCACCATATCACCAAAGGCATCACTGGATGCAAACCATGAGAACAGGACAAGGTTCATCACCAAGTCATCGTGATTACCTTCTGTTGCTGAGTAGGAACCACCCCTTGCAGAAAAGCAGCTAAGTTCTTCGATTGTGTCTGCATCACGTATCTCAATTTTACTCATCTCAATCAAGTCCTTGAGATTACTACAACCAATTCTTTTGATTCTCTTGGTCATCGTAATACCAATCCCACCACGCTTGATTGAAGACTCCACAAAGGTGTTCTCATACTCATGCTCATAGTAGACTGCATTACAAACTACCTGACCAGCATCATTGCTTTCAATCAGGACCATTGCCTCATTATAGAGGTTTGCAATCTTCACAATGATATCAGGAAACAGCAGTGGTGAGACCATGTTGTTTCGATAGACACAAACTTGCTTGAATGGTCTTGCAGTTATATCAATGATATTGAAGGTAGAATAGTCCTGTCCACGACCACGACTGGTATCTACTGCCATGATATATCGATGACCCTCTTCGGGTTTGTCATAGAATCTCAGACCCAAATCTTCTTTGTATTCTATTGCAGTTTTTGCCTTTAACCCCAGAAGTTTATCAGTAGCAATCAGGGTATCCGAATGACCTATTGCAGCATTGCCAAACTCTTGATCGAATTGTAGCTGTGATGTGTTTGCGATTGTTTGTTTCTTCCATTCCTCATCTCGACCGGGAACATCCCACCAATCCACACGAAATGGTTTGAAGTCATTTGTTCCCTGAATAGCACCCTGCCAGATATTATAGAACACATTACCAATACCGTTCATTGTGGAAGTAATGATGACTTTAGTGGTTTTACCAGAGGTGATAACAGGATAGGTGGAGGTATAGAACTTGTTTGCTTGTTCCACGAATGCAAACTCATCAAGGAACAGAAGATTGATAGAGAGACCACGAATTGAACTACCAGAGGTTGCTGCTGCAATGATCTCACTGTTATTTGAAAACTCAATGTTACCTTTATTGAGTGCTCGACATCCCGGCTGAAGAAAGAATGGAAGATTCTCCAATGCCAGAGTCACACGGGAAAGCATCTCCCTTGCAGTAGCACCTTTGTTTGCCAGAATCGCAATGGTCTTCTCTGGGTGAAAAATTGCATACCAGAGGATATAACCAACACTTGAAATGGATTTACCGGATTGACGACAAGCAAGAACAATAGAGAAACGATTGTCATTGAAGTGTTGAAACATCTTTCTCTGGTATGGATATGGAGAGAATGGAACCAGACCTTTATCAAGGTGAATGATTCTCATGTAGTTTTCTATAAAGTATGCGGGACATGCCATGCACTTTGCATACTCTTGAACCTCTTCTTTGGTGAAGGATTGCTCGACGCCGTCCCTCTTCACGCGAGGGTTGCCGAGATATCCAAGGTCATTGTTCTGAACTCTCTGCATTGATGATAATTTCGTTCTTCAGTATCTTCTGTAGTTCACTTGTGGAACCAACAAAGATAGCATTATTATTGGTGACTTCCTGTTTCTTCTCTTCCTCCTTATGGAGAGCCTTGCGCTCCTTCTGGAGTTTCATGAGTTCAGTGGTCATGTCACTGGTGTTCTTGATCATCTGAGAGACAACTTCAAATGCCCTTGGATGTTCAGCTTCCATTGCAAGCCCCATAGCAGCATCAATAGCCCCTTCTGCACGGTCAATCAGACTCTTGAACTTCTCGCGAGAATACTCATAGTCTTCCTCTGCATCACGAACAGTTTCAGACTCTTTTGGTTTCACCACAGGTTTCTGTGGCATGTGTTTCTCAAGATTCTTTGTGATGTCATCTTTGTTCATGTTAAAACTAATTGAGAACTATCTGTGAGAACTACACGATTATCATCACTCAAGATTAAGAAGGTGAATTCTACACTGGAATCCACACCGAAATCCACGCGGGTAAGAACAGCGGTTACTCTGCCTACTTCTTGAAGTTCACTGGTGATATTTGAGACCCTTTGTAAAAGACCACGAACAGCATTGGTCTTTTTAAAAACAACTGTGATAGGATTTCTAGTTTCAGATTCCATCATCACTATCAGTTATGACTCTTGGGATACTATCATCGCTTTCAGAGTCAGCAGTATATCCAACCTCCTCAAGAAATCCATCATTACCCTTATCAAAGAAGTCAATATCAACATCCAAGATAATAGCCTGTTCACTGACACCACCAGCAAATTTGACCTTCACTGAAAAGGTCAGGGTATATACAATCAACTGGCGAGCTGTAAAGTCTCCTTCATACTCATTTGAGAATGAAGTTCCAGTAAGAACAATCGGGACATCAGTGCGACTTCCCGGTCCCTCAAAATCCTTTACCGTTACGGTATATTCAGGTGCAAATGTTGGTAGAATCTGCTCAACAATCTGAAGTGCTTCATCTTGTGTCTTGGACATGATATTCAGGTCCATTGTTATAATGTAGGGAACGCTTTGACGAACTGTTCTCCTTCTCGTCTCGTCGCCATTCGTCATCGCAAATGTTCTCTTGTTTCCCTTGTTCAACTTCTGAGAGGAATCATAAGAGATATCTGATATTTCAAAACTCATACGAGGAAGCTTGATTGCAATTGCTTGCTCTTCAAGTTTCTCTAGTTCATCAATACGTGCCAGAAACTTCTCAAGGGGACCATATGCAAGAGGAACCTTGGTGGCAGAGAGAACACGATCACCACTCGTCTTTCGAACCTGAATGTTATTGAACAGACTGCCGAAAACAGAGACTGTTTTGCGAATGGTTTTGTTATAAAAATATGCTCCTAACATTAGTCAGTAAAATTGATTTCTCCAAAAGGATTGGTCTCTGTGAAGTCAACAAAGTCATTACCAATCGTTTCGAATTGATTGTTCTGTGCTTGAGCGTCTACCTCCTCTAGTGCAGTCATGTCATCAGTAACAGCAGTGACAGGACGAGTTGCCCCACTACGCTGCCCAATAAGGTTACCAACAGATCCAGCAGTTACCTGCCAGAAGGTATCGCTACCATTATCAGAATCGCGAGTCTGGACAACCTTAATTGTTGTGGTGCTAACAGAGGCAACTTCACCAGTAATTGTTGTATCAGAATCAAGAACTTGCGTGACTTCTTCGCCATACTGGAATGTTCCACTGCCGGATGTAGTGGAGATTGTGAGGATGCTTCTGAAGGCTTCATTGCGTTCAACATCATCAATCTCAAGAACACCAGTATCGATTTGCTCATTACCATACTCAAAGAGTTCACAAGTGAGTTCATATGTGGGGAGATTCTGAAGTTGGTAGAAAGGCGAATCACCAACTGCATACTTGATTTCAAAGAGTCCGTTAACAAGAGGAAAGTAAATCAAGTCACCTTCTGCTGGTCTTACAGATTGAGTAACCTTGAATCGCCCAACAAGTTCTTCCCATCTCTTACGAGCAACAACCAGCTTGACCTGATCGCGAATCTCTAGACCAAACTTTGAAATGAATTGACCATCGCCCTCGAAACCATCAACATTTGAGACATACATCTCAACCTTGAATGCATCACCAAACTTTGACTGGATTGTCTCGTTGAGAATGGTATCTCGATTGACGATGTTTCGAGGAAGATAGTAAACCTCATGACCATAAATTTGCAAAGCTTCAATGATTAGATTCTCTTGAAGTCTCTGCTCGTTAGTGGTCCCAAGGGAGATGTAAGGATTACGCGGCATATCTTATCCTACGAAGAAGTCGGGTGGATCTTCGTGATTCAACCTCAACTGTTCTTCTAGCTTTTCGATTTCTGCATTTGCATCATCAAAGGTCTGACGACCGTTCAGTGTAACTCCACCGGGAAGCTGAATACCTTCAAACTTAATGAGGTTCAAGCCCCACTGTCTCTTGAAGAGTGCTGTGACATACCTCTTCAGCCACATATCATTATAGACATTAGTATAGGTCTCTGGGTCAAGCGTTTCGTATCCCTCAAAGACAATGTATTGACCAGCAGTAATATCTGTTCCCCAGCGAATAGAGTCAAGTTTTACAATATTCTGATGCCTGTTAAATGTAACCTGTTCAGTAACACCATTAATCTTCAGATCAATCAGTGACATATACTGCTTCGTCAACTCATACGAAAGTAAATCGCCGGGATCACGAAGACCAAAGAGGTCGTTCATATGAAGCTGATAGTCAATAGAGAAATCACCAACAGAAGAATTGGCACCCTTTACAGGAAGCACTCTTCGAATATACAGGAGACTTTCTGGAACAGTGATATATTCATTGGTAATATCAGCAGCAGTGACTTCATGTTTACGATAGTTCCGAACAATGGCATCACTGTGATACTCTTGGTAATACTGAATTGCCTCATCGATTCGGTCCTCCATCTGATCGTCATCTAGATTGACTTCAATCACTGGATGACCAAGAGCACGAAGGCAATAGTCTGAAAGTGCTGTTCTGGAACTTGGTGTTGCCATAATGGTTTATTGATTAAAGGTCTGCCTTACTTGTGCTATTTACTGTGGATGTTGCTACTGTTTCAGCCATATTTCTATTTATCCTGTTAATCTATCAGAGGGTTTCATTCACAGATGAAACTCAAGTAACCATTGGTTTCTCTATTTATACAATCTCTCATATCCTCCAGCAAGAAAGTCTTCATAATGCAGGAAGTATATCAACTCAGCATGTTCTGGAGAC